GCAGGGCAATATGTTTTTATATTCAGAGGACGGTCCGGGAAGTAAGGGAAGATCTTTTCGCATCCTTTCATCCATTGATAGACAGGATCGCGGATTAGAGGTTGAGATTCTCGCACAAGAAATTGAGATACAGTATGGAAGGGACCGGCTGACATGAGCTTTATTGTCGATGTTGAGGATTATGCGGGCAGAAAAATTACATTTGACCAGGTAGGAAAACGTCTACAACGTACCATTGCAAAACAAACACGCGACCAATGTCGGAACATTTTAGATTCAGGGGCAATTAATATTCGCAATAATATTATTCGTGGTATGCGAGATTCGCCACCGACCGGAAAATTATATTTTCGTGGAACACGTACTTCAAAAAAAGGAAAGGCGACAAAAGTATTTCATCGGGCGTCTTCACCGGGAAATTATCCTAGGGTGGACAGTGGAGATCTTGTACAGTCGATTGGCATTACACGGGGCATTGATGAAATACAAGTGGGTAGCCGTATATTTCAAGATCCGTACCCATATTTTTTGGAAGTGGGAACGGATAATATGGAACCGAGACCGTGGCTGGGCCCCTCTTTTGATAAAGAGGAGGGGACAATAAAACAAAGGCTCCGCGCAGTATTGGATAAGGCGGTATCTGATTTTACTAGGGGGAGTGGCAGATAAATATTGGAGAAGTGGTATTGCAAATAAGAGCGGCGAATACACGATTCACTAATCGTGTCGCAGGTTCTGCCGAGCTGGCAGCAGCACAACAATTTCCATTAAAAGAGGAAATGGCTTTTGTTGTACAGGTTGCTGATTCCGCACCTCCCAACCAAGGTGAAAATCACATTGACCAATTAATGACCGAACGCATCGCAATCATTTGTGCCTTGCGAAATGACAATTCAAAGCGAGATCTTTTAGGATTTACTGCTTATAGTTTAGTGCCGGAAGTAAGAAATGAATTGTTTGTTGCTCTATTGGGATGGCAACCGTCAGATACAGAGGGGATCATGTATTATGCCGGTGGCCGCATAATCTCCGTGGATATGGCTTGGTTGTGGTATCAATTTGAATTTGAGGCAACGACGCGATTGCAGGCACTGTATGATCCTGGAGCCGGGGCATTGCCTTATCTAACTCAAATTTACACACAGTGGAAAATCGGTGGGGAGAATATGTTGCCTTTGCCAAAGGACACGGAGCTTCCTACAAATTTATTAAATGATCCTGTAATTGAAGAATTAATTGAGTTCCCTGCGGACTTTGACCCTGCGGCATTTGATCCAAGTTTTAGCACGTTGCAGGGAGTATATAATAAAAAATTGCGACAAGGAGGATAAGATGCCATTAAGAAATATGTTTATCAAACCGACGGAAGGAGTATTGGTACGTGATCCACGTAGTAAAACAATACTGTCTGCAGCGGGAGGTTGGGTACAGGCTGAAAACTATTGGCTCAGGAGAATTGCTGATGGTAGCGTACAGGAGGTGTCGCCGCCAAAAGAAAAGGTAGAAGCAAAAGAAAAAGTAGAAGATCAAATAGATAATAAATTCTTAAAAAGGAGGGCAGATAAATAATGATTACTTTCAATAATATTCCCCCTACCATTCGCACGGTAGGGGTCTTTGCAGAAATGGATAATTCAAAAGCATTACAAGGCCTTTTGCCCAATCCACATAGAGTATTAATTTTAGGTCAAAAGACTACAGGAGGCAATGCGGAAAAAGAAAAAGTTTATCCAATTGCTTCTCCTGCTGTAGCGGATGGATATTTTGGCATAGGTTCACTTTTGGCTCGGATGTGCCGAACCTTTAAATTAAATAACCCAAACACTGAACTTCATGCATTGGCAATGTCTGATGCATCGTGCACCGGTATGGCCAGTGGCTGCATTACATTTGCAGGTTCAGCGACTGCCGACGGCAATTTTTTCTTGATGTTGGGAGGCGCAGGCATAACCGTGCCCATTGCTTCTGGCTGGTCTGCCGCAGATATTGCTTCGGCAACAGCAAGTAATATTCAGCAATATCCACAATTGTGCATGACTGCTTCTTTGGTGACTTCGACCGTGGTGTTGAAGGCTCTGGATAGTGGATTATGTGGCAATGATTATGATGTGCGGGCAAATTATTTTGCCGGTCAAAGCAACCCGACGGGAATCACCCCTACAATATCTGCATTGGAAGGCGGGGTCGGATCTCCGAATATCGCAGGGGTTTGGGCAGTAATTGACGGGGAACAGTATCATCACATTATCCAAGCATATACGGATGCAGGTACTTTGGATTCGTTGGAAGATGAGTTGGAAGATCGATATGGTCCGCTCATTGCATTACAGGGATTTGGATACACTGCCATGCGGGGAACAGCGGCTTCTTGTACTACACTAGGCAATCAAAGAAATAGTCCGCATAATGCAATTATGGGAGTCTATGATTCTCCGATGGGTCCGGAAATTTGGGCTGCAGCAATTGGAGCGGTTTGTGCAGGAGCATTAAATGCCGATCCGGGCCGTCCAGTACAAACATTAAAATTAAGAGGTGTATTGCCTCCTCCCGAGTTGAACAGATTTGTACGTGCGGAACGGGACATCCTATTGTACGACGGCATATCCACGTACACGGTTGATAGTGGTGGTCGGGTTCAATTGGAACAGATGATTACGACGTATCAAAAAAATGCATTGGGTGATCCTGATGGTTCTTACCTGTACATCAATATCCTTTTCTTATTGATGGAGATTCGATACCAGTGGGTTTCCCGTATGGGATCGCGTTTTATTGTACAGCGATACAAATTAGCGGATGATACTTTTCCTGTTCAGCCCGGCTCATTTGTGGCTACGCCAAAGACAGTTAAGCAAGAGACAATTGCACTTTTTGCGGAACTGTACCAGGCAGGGTACATTGATAAGCTCGATGATTTTATTAAAAACATCATTGTGCAAAGGGATCAAACAAATGTAAATCGCGTGAATGCATTACTTCCAGTAGATTTGATAAATCAATTTCAGATACTAGCTGGAAAAATACAGTTCATTTTATAAGAAAGGAGGAATATTAATAATGGCAAATAAAATTACTGGTCGAGTAGAGGTTTTGCTTAATGGGAGATTGCTTTTGAACAAGCCAGGGGCAACAATTAGCGGCATCAGTGTATCCGGACAATTACCGATACGACGCAAAGCAGTCACCGGAGATACGGGAGTTCATGGGTATGTAGAGGAAGTAATTATCCCGGCATGTGAAGTAAAGATTACCGATCGTAGTGATGTGATGTTGTCCGAAACATTGGCTGTCAATGGTGATGGTACTATTATTTTCCGTTCGGCGGGAGGAGGAAAAGTTTATACAATGCAGCAGGCCACTTGTGTGAACGACGCTTCATTAACTGCCGGAGAAGGGGAAGTAGATTTAAGATTTGAAGGGCCACAGTGGATTGAAAGCGTGGATAATTAAATTTTAAAGGGGGATACATGGAGCAGCAAAAAGTTATAGAATTGGAATTCCCTATAGGGCGAACAGGGGAAGAAAAATATACAAGTATCACTGTCACTGGTTTACAAGTGAAGCATTTACGAATGTTGCCGAGCAGTCTATTCGATGGCAGCTTAACTTCACATAACCCGACGGTATTTGTTCCCGTGATTTCGGCAATGTCCAAAATTGCTGAAGATTTAATTGAGGAGATGAGCGTAAAAGATCTTCTTCGAGTGGTGGAAGCGATCATGGGTTTTTTAGCCTTGTCCCCGGTGATTGGGAAGACATAGTTGCCGGGCTGGCTTATGCGTTTCATTTTCAACCATCTGAATTGGATAGGATAGGTGAAAAGGATTTAAGATTTTGGAGCGGTTGTATTGATCGAGCAGGAAAATTGATTAAGGAATCGACGAAAGGGAATTAAAATGCGAAACGAATCATATGGCCTGAGTGTCATATTAAAATTAGTGGACCATCTTACTGGTCCAATGTCCCGTGTAGATAAAACATTTACTCGGATGCGGGATACCTATCGTTCGCATGGTCAGGGTATGCGGGATATGGGGCGGAGCATGTCGTTATATGTCACCGCCCCATTGACCGCTTTAGGTGTATTGGCAACAAATACGGCAGTCAGTTTTGAAAGTGCGTTTGCTGGAATAAGAAAAACTGTTCGCGCATCTGCTCCGGAATTGCAGGAGATAAACAAACAATTGCAGGAGATGACAAAGACCACTCCTCAAGCGTACGAGGAGTTGGCTGGCTTGGCTAGAGTGGCGGGACAGTTGGGAGTAGAAAAAGAAAATATTACTTCCTTTACTAAAACGATTGCTGATTTAAGTGTTACTACGTTGGATTTTAAAGGTGAAGAAGCCGCACAAACAATGGCGAGATTTGCCAACATTGTACAAATGTCACAGTCTGATTTTGATAGATTGGGATCAACAATATCTTTACTTGGTGATCAAACTGCCACCTCAGAAGCCCGCATCGCAAATATGGCTTTGCGCATTGCTGCTGCTGGAAAACAGATTGGACTATCAGAGGCGGAAATATTAGGGTTTAGTGCATCATTATCTTCTTTAGGTATGGAGGCGCAGGCGGGCGGTACAGCCATGAGTCGGATTATGATGCAGATGCTAAAGGATGTACAGAAAAACGGCAAGGAACTCAAAATTTGGGCCCAAGTTTCTGGTATGTCCGTTAATGAATTCAAGCAGGCATATGCAAAAGATGCTCTTAGTACAATTCAACAATTCATTTCTGGTGTGACAGATATGGGTGAAAAAAGTGTTCTTGTGTTTGATGCTTTAAAACTAGGAGGCATTCGCACAAGCGATGCTTTGCGGAGATTAGCAGGGTCAGGAAATTTGGTAGCTGATACTATGAAAAAGGGCAGTCGAGAATGGGAAGAAAATATGTACCTAACAGAAACAGCAGGGAAGGTATATGAGACGTCCGCTTCTCAATTTAAAATGTTTTGGAATGAATTGCGATTATTTGCAAAAGAGATGGGAGAAATCATTCTTCCAGTGGTTCGGCGATTGGTAGATCATCTCCGATCCTTTTTGCGTATCGTGTCTGCAATGCCCAAGAATCTAAAAGTTGCCGTAGTCATATTTACAGCATTAGCAGCGGCACTAGGTCCAATGATTTTAATGCTTGGGGTTATGAACGGATTATTGGCATCGATGGGAATTATCCTTGCTCCGGTATTAGGAACTTTGGTTGCAATAGGTGCGGCATTAGGTGTAATTGTGGTTTCTTTAATGGCGATCAAAAAGGCATGGGAAAATTTACAGGAAGGGAATCTTATGGGAGCGACCACTTATGGGCTTGTCGCTCAAGCAGTGGGGAGTCGGATAAATCGTGGCGGTCCCGGAGAACTTAGGCAGGGTGTTGACCTATCTAATATTTCCTTGGCAGGCATGGCGCGAAGTGCTACGGAAATTGTTTTACGAGTAGTCGGGGACAAAGCCACGGCGGTGGAAAGTGTTGATAAGAAAAAAGGAGATGCTAATTTGAATGTGATTACACAGGGGTATCTTGGATTAGCGGAGGCTCAATAATGTCTTGG